ATAGTACGGTCTAAAGACCATGTTTCTCTTTCATCAAAACCTATTTCTTTTCTTTCTTTTCTCCATTTTTCTTTTCTCTTGTCGTTTTCATTCCAGCCCCAAGGAGTGTCCTTTAATTCTATACCTATTTCTTTAAGATATTTTCTGCCCATTTATTCCTCCAATACATATATATTTTTATATAAACACATAGCATTTAAGTCTTTTATATCTGTATTTGTATGCATATGTCCAAAGAACCAATATTTATAATTTGTTTGTGTTTTCACGTAATTCAAAAAATTAGACATATCGTCAACTCTATAATCTCCACCTAATCTTATTAATGCATTTGAGAAACAGGTGTGAGTTATTATATAGTCAACATTGAAATTATGTTTTTGTAAATTAAGCATTGCATTTTGATATTCTTCGATGTTAGGAAGTTCTTGTTTCCACCAACTTTTTCCTTCTGTACGAAACTCTTTGTCAGTTGATGCTGCTCCACCAAAAGTAAAGAACTTCTTGTTGTTAATTGTATAAATTTCTCCTCTCATAAGATGTATGATATTTTCTCTTATGACTTGAACTTTCCCACTATACATTTCTGATATAGGATATTTATATAACAAGTCAAAATTTTCATGGTTTCCATCGACAAATAATATCTTTATTCCTATTTTGTTCATGTAATTAAGTCTTTTTTGCTCTTTATATGAGCCATCCCAAATATGTCCAAAATCTCCACATATAATTAAATGGGTAATTCCAAGTTTTTTGGCATTATATATTTGTCTAAAATCCCTATCTCCATGAACATCTCCAGTTATTCCTATTTTCATAGTCTGCCCTCACAATTATTCTCAACCTTTATAAGCACAATTTTTTACCACTATACACCAATCACCTGATTTATATGGGCAAAATCCTTTCTTACTGCATTCGTTAGTAGATTTTGAACTGTTGTCATTTGTTGTGCTATTATAAAAATAATCTTGATACTTACAATTCTCTATACTATGACATTCTCCATTTGAATATCCCACACAACCACTTATTCCTCTAAAACATTTCATAATTCATAATTCATCTCCTTATGTTTATTAATTTATCTAATTCTTTTACCTTATTATAAAATCCTTGAATATCTATTTTTTCAATAAGCCACTTAGATGCTATATTTCTCATTTGACTTGAATTAGTATATTCAATAAATTTAACAATTTCAAATCCATCAAGTACATTTACGATAACTGTATCTCCAAACTTTAAATCCTGTTCTATTGTTTTGAAAGCATATAATTTTGTCCACCAGTAAAATGACATAATGCTATTTTTACTTTATTTTCTTTTGAGTCTTTACCAAGATTGTCAATATTTTCTCTTAAATGTTCCCAAGCCATAATCTATCCTCCTAGCAAACATATCGCAAGTATAACTAAAATTATTAACATAATGAAATCTGTAATAATTCTTTCCATTTCAAACCTCCATATAAATACATTATGAATAAATTGCAGACCCCTTAGAATTGATTCTAAGGAGTCGTATTTTTTATTCTTTTTTATTTTCATCTGGACTTGGTAAGATACACCAAATCAAAAACCAAAGAACTTCATTGACTGGATATGTTGTATCTAAAAATTCCATTTGCGGGAAATTAGAAACATCTAATAGCCAAATAATTATTAAAATACTATAAAATACTTTATACATTACAAATCAGTCCCTTTGAATAAATTAGAAAAAATATATTCAAGAACATCTACAACTATTGAATTTCCAGCCATTTTATATTGTTGAGTATCTGATATTTTTGCATTTTGAATTAAATCAATTTGATAATCTTTAAGTCCCATTAATCTAAAACATTCTCGACAAGTAAGTCTTCTGATTCTGAAATTTCTTTGCATAACATAATTGTCTTTAGATACACTTGTAAGAGTATTTGTACAGTCATTTCTATTTGGTTCTAATCTCTGTTCCAAATCGTCTCCTGCGATTCTACGAGATGGATTATCGACATTTCTTCCTCGACTAGCAACACAACAAGGTAATTCTTCTTGAGTTAACTCAATATCCGAATTTTTTAATTGGACTTTTTCTACTATACAAGGCTCTCTATAACCTCCTTGTGCAGTATCTAAAGTTGGAGATAGTTGTTCTTTATCCCGCACACTCCCTGCTTGATGTCTTGATTTTTCATCGTCAAAAACTCCACCTAGTCGAATTGGATTTATATCTTTATTATCTGTTAAATATAATCCAGTTGGGCCACCTAATCCTCCACCATTAGAGGTTTGACTGCAAGCTATTCCATTTTCGTCATATACTCTATTTCCTTGTGGGTAATTTCTTGATAATTTCTTGCCGTCTCCTGCCCAATCTTTTTCTCCAATTCCACCTACAAAATTTAGTTTATCTATTAATATTTTAGGGGCATTATTACTTCCAATACCATTTCCTTTTATTCCTGTTCCAGCAGAAATTGTTGGAGATATTCCATTTGAGCTATATATATTGCCATTTTGCCCATTACTAGGATATATATTTCCTAGTTTTTCCACTAATATTTTAGGGCAGACTCCTCCGCCTTGAGAGGTTGAAATAGTAGGAGATATTGTATCCGTATCAATAAACTCTTCGTATTTTTTAGAAACGAATTTATCATTATTTGATTCAACTATCTGTTTAGGTTGTTTATAATCTCTAGTAGATAAAGTTGAGATACATTTATCTGGACTATAACACCATGCAGAAGTACATTTATCATAAATTATGTTTCCGTTTTTATCATAAGGATTTGGAGCAGTAGTTCCAATCACTTCTAAATCTTCATTATTAAGTCTGTTCTTTGGAAAAGCAAGAAATCTATCGTGCATTTCTTGTGGCAAATAATATTTTTCATCTACTTTATCTTCTAACATATCTTTAAGTCTTAATTCTAATGGGAATCCTTTTGGAAACTCATACGGAGTATGCTCTCCATGTATACTTATCATAAAAACTCTTTCTCTGTTTTGTGGAATTCCAAAATCCTTTCCATTAAGAACAGAATAGTAATTTGTATATCCGAGAGATTCTAAATATTCACACCACTTATCAAAGAATGGTTTAAATTTCTTTCCTACTAGGTTTTTTACATTCTCCATAAATATAAATTTAGGACGACAATATTGAATGATTTTACTGCATTCAACTAATAATGAACTAGCAGTTTTTGTTATTTCCTCTGAACCACAATTAGGACATTTCGATGTGAAATTTGTTTCAAAAGGATTAAACTTAGTTTCACATTTTTTACAAGTCCACATTGCTCCTTTTGTTTTCCCTGCTACTGAAAAATCAGTACAAGGAGAACTTACTGTAAATAAATCGTGTTTTGGAATATCTTCTACTTTGATGTTACTTATGTCTCCCAAATTCTTACTTCTAACACAGGCTTCATATAGCTGCCTTATTTGTTTTTCAGACTTCGGCAACATACATTTTTCTTTCTTTGAATCCCATGCTATTCTTTTATTTTGTAAATACTCTACCATTTCTTCTTTTGTTTTTTGTTCTACTTCTGTATTCATATTATGTCTATGTAATGCATCATAAGCAATAATAGCATATTTATCAATTTCAGAAGTTGCTACTACTTCATAATCAATGCCTATATTTTCTAAAGCAATAGATTGTGAACCATAACCACTAAAAGATTCAAATATTTTTAATGTCACTAAAATACCACTGCTACTAAGAACATATACAAATGTGTATATGCTAGATGATTCGCTGCAGTCTCACGACTTGCAGTTACTGCTTCAATGTGCATGCTTTGGCGATTACAAAGTAATACGCTACTCGCAGGTTTGTGTACACTCCACAGTCGTAAATTCCCGACTAAGCCATCGGTACATGCCTGTAAATTCCTTTCTATTGATTAGATACAGGTTTCATCTAAATAGCTTTTCCTTTCCTAATATTTTATGTTCTGCTACTTTGTTTTCGTAGACTTCTACCATTGCTCAATCTTTACCATCAGGGTTCTGCCCCATAGTTAACAAGACTGTTTCAACTTGTACTGGCTTATCTTTCCTAAGATTTCAGCGGTTTTAAGTCACCAGCTAATACTCTGGATTTTGAGTATCTTTGAGTACATTGACTCACATTTGATTATGTTTTTAGTTACTTAACATTCCTCCTTTTACGATTAAAGGTATGTAGCTATTTAAAACATCCACATACCTTTTTTATATTAACTCAATAGACAGTTGGCAACTTTTATTTTTCTATTGAGTTTTAAACTCTTGCTATAAATTCTTCTCTGTCTTTTATCATTTTTTTAAGTTGTTTTATTTCTGCCTTTGCATAAGCAACTCTAAAACCTGTTTCTCTACAAAATACATCATGTTCACTACATCTTGCAGTTGCTTTTGTTCCATCATTAAGTTTTACAACTGTAACTCCTTTTTCTTCGTTAAATATAACTTTAGTTACATCTCCTTCGCTAAGAAGTGTTACATATGATGGCATTTCATAAATAGTGTTATTATTTTTCATTTGCTTTTGTTCCTTTCTTGTTATTTTCTCAAACCACTTAGGAGAGAAACTACGACTCACTCCATCTATAGAAATACTATAATTTCCCCAATGATTGACTGTTGCATCGTATATTTCACCTTTTTTGATAAAAGCAACATTTTGTATTGCTCTAACTTTCATGTTCCCACCTCATTTCAATAATTTTTGCATAAGGTTGTTTATTCTTTTGTTGTCTAAATTCAACAATAAGTTCAACATTTAATAATCCTGTTTTTGAAATTTCATCTAAAACTTCATTATACCAAGCTAAAGAACCAAATTCTTTAGTAAATTTAACATCTCCTATTATTATGTTATAAGTTGAACTTCCTGCTCTAACTATGCTTTCAGGAGTTAAACAAACTCCTTTAAGAAGGTATTTTGGTGGCTCTATTTGATTGCACCATAATTCTTCATAATTAGCTATTTCTACTACATCTTCAAGAGGTATTTCATTTACATAAATATTTTCTACTTCCTCTTGATACTCTTGCATATCTAAATTATTGTCACAGTATTCTAAAAATTTAGGTATGTTTTCTTTTTTAATCTTATGTCCATGTGCATTATTATGTCCACGAACCCATTCAAACAATTGACTTTTTTCACAAAAAGATTTAAAATCAGATAATTGTTCTGTTTTTATACTTCTGCTGCTACCACTATAAATTCCATTATCTAAAGTAGAAATCATAATTGGCTTTTTATATATATCAAGCATTTTGTTACATAATAATCCTTTTATTTCCTTTGGAACAATGTCCGTCCCATCTATAAAAATTACAGGTTTTTCATTTGCTTTTGTCTCTTCTACAATGTCATTGAGTAATGGAATAATTTCTTTACTGGATTCTCTTTGAATTCTTTGATATCTACTACCAATAGTGTAAGTTTCTTGTTGATATGTCTTTTTATTTGGTAGTAATTCTTCAACTCCAATCATTGCATTAAAAAGAATTTCTTTTTCTTCTAATGTCCCATATCGTATAATTGCATTTATCTTTGGGCCTATTTCAAATCCAAACTCTGTAATAGAAAACTTATCTTTGCTTTTCTTTTTAAGTTTTTCTTTGAAAAGTTCAATTAATGGATTAGTTATTTTGCTTATTTTCGAACCTTGAGAAAGATAATATCTATTTTCAAAACTAAATTTCATATCACACACATCTGTAATAAGACTAAGAGCAACTAAGTCTAAATATTTACTTCTTAGCTTTATTCCTTGTTTTTTAGCCACTTCACTAAAAAATTTATATGTGACTCCAGTTCCTGATAGATATTTATTTTCTACAATTCCATTCTGACAGTTTACTAGAACAATATTATGTAAACTATTTAATTCATCCATTGGCAATTCAATTATATGATGGTCCAGTATCAGTACACTAATACCATGTGTTGAAATTTCTTTTAATAATTTAATATTATCTGAACCCGCATCTGGAATTATCAGTAATTTTACATCTGAATTTAGAAGTTTATCTACAACCTTTCTTGTAAGTCCATGAGTTTTGCCGTCTTGAAGTATATAAACAATATTTTCATATCCAAATTCGTCTGTTGTAACTTGATATACTATAGAAGAAGAACAATAACCATCTGCATCTACATCTACTAAAGTGGCAATTAATTCATTATTTTTTATTGAATTTAAATACATATCAATCCCTTTTTCAACATTATAATGAGAAATACTTTCTACCATTTTTTTAGTTGGATTTAAAAGATTATTTACTTCTTCTACAGTCAATCCTCGATTAGTCAACATGTTTGTTTTAATGTCCTCTGTTGTTTTATTTAACTTTATCTTCATATCTTAATTATATATTTTTTATATTAGTATGTCAACTAATTTTTGGAAATAAAATAAGACTATTAGAAATAATCCAATAGCCTTGATTATGTTATTTTGCTAACTTACAATATCTGTATGCATAAATTTCATCTGCTGTCCAAGAAGACATTCCTTCTTGATAGGCATAAAAAGTTCCTTTATCATAAAGAGCAAAATGAGCTTTCTTCCATTCTTTATCTGTAGAATCTCTTACAAATACTCTTGTGTCTTTTGGAACTTTACTCCAATCTACCTTTTTTCGTTCCCATATTCGCCATGTAGTGCCATTTAAATTAATAACTACAGATGATATATCCCATTGTTCCATTCCTTCTATATGGCTTAAATTTGAATCATATGACTTTAATGGGATTCTATAATTTTTCTCTTTTATAAGAGATTCTTTATTGTGCGAAACGAAATACCAAGTTCCATTTTTTAACTGTATATTCATTCCTGGACATAAGAAATCTTTTATATTTGTAAAGTCAATTCCTTCGTCATCTATCATATAAACATTCCCTGTAAAAATACTTCTAACTAAATAAATCAATTCTTCTGTATTTTCCTCTACTTGACTCCCTAAGACAACAACTTTTTCTCCGTTTTCAGGTAATTTATCATAAGAGAATGAAGGAAGCCATTCTTTAAAATATTTACTAATAAATTCAGTATATGTTGGTCTTGTACATAGAGAATCTATAATTCTAGCATACTTATAATTATACATTTTTTATTTCCTTTCCGTTTAAGTTTGTCAACTATTTCATGATATATCTCGTATACCAATCTCTATAAGACTCTTTATTGGATTCTATATTCCAAAAATCAAGATATTCCTCAAAAGATATTTCAATCTTCCAATCACAAATATCCCAACTTTGAAACACATGTTTATATGTATTTCCGTTTGGAATTTCCTTTATATAAAATCCAATATAATCATCTGTATCATAGTTGTTTAAGTGGAGATTTTGTACAAGCTCTCTATTATATCGTCTAATGATTTTATTACTTAATTTTTTATATTTCTTTCCTGTTTTATCAAGACAAATTGGTATTTTCTTAAAGCTCTTGCTCATAAAAATCCTCCAATCTGATTCTTTCTTTGTACAATTGTTCAAATATTTTCTTACCTTTATCTGATGGACTATCCTTATAATCGAGGATATTATTGGTATCCCAAATGACATAAACATCAACAATCCCTCTTAAGTCCATTGTAATTTTCTTTATTTTTTCTTTCCAAATATAATATTCTTCGTCCCCCGTTTTTTGAAATTGCTTATCAAAAGCTATTGTAATATCTTTAACTCCATTATCTATAAGAATTTTCTTTTGAAAAATATTTAAAGCACTTCCACAAACTGCTACTGCTAAATTTTTATCTCTATAAAATGAATCCATCTGTAAAACAGATTTCTCACCTTCAAAAATAATTACCTTTTTCTTTTTTTTAATGAACTTTTTATTAAAATTAAATCCATATAAATTCTTTGATAATGCATGATTATAAGATACTCCATGATAAGTCAAAGGAATATACTTTCCATATTTTTCAGATACCTTAGAATCTAAATTTCGAACTCTAATCCCTACCACTCTATGTCGAGAGTTCCAACAAAAGTGTGGAATTATAATTTGATTACGTTCTATGTCATATCTTATTTCATATTTTTGCATAGTTTCTTTTGTAATGAATTCAGATTCCCAACACTTAATAGTTCTGTTACTAAATATTCTATGAAGGAATGGTTTATCTATTGTAGGTAAAAATTCTATTTCAATGTCGTCTACAGTTTGTTTTTCAACATTCTCTATGCTTGAATCAAAATCAAACTCATAACCTTCTCTTCTAAGATTTACAAATTCTAATATAATATCAGTAGCAGCAGATTCATTACAGTTTTTATTTTTCATAACTAAATCAAGAAGTGACCCGATATTATTACAATGAGTCCTACAAAAGAAAAGATGATTACTTTTAAAATAAACTAAGTTATGGCTATCTCCACCATGACAAACTTCTGTAGAAAAGACTAATCTCTCGTTATTTTCAAATAAAATGTCGGCATCAAAGACTATTTTCATGAAGTTAATGATATCGTTACTTGAGAAGGAATTTATTATTTGTTCAATCAATAGCTAAGTGGCCCTCTATATACATGACTGACATAGCCAATTTCTTTAAACCAGCCTGTTGTCCCATTAAATCTTAACAAAATAATCATTCCATCTCCCCCTCTTCGTGATTTTGTAAGAAATACAAGTCTATAGTCTTTCTTTAAATCTTCTTCATTAAATTGTATATATTCTCTTTCATATTCTTCTGTTACTTCGTTGTATTTAAGCCTATATGGATTTAAATAATATTTTTTATTTTTTTCATCTAGTTCTAAGTCGTTTATTACCCTTCTAACGAGAAATAATAAATCTGCCACAGTAACTATTGCCTTACATTCAGAAAGCTCTCCTACGGTCAAATAAGCGTTTTTATCAGTAGTAGCGGGAGTTAATTGCATAGTTAAAAAAGTTAATATTTTATATTTATTTCCAAATTTATCTATTTGTTTCGCATTTTCTAATATTTTTCCAACATATTGTGCATCTGCCATATCTTCACTTTTGAAAGTATCTACCAGTATTCCAGTATATCCTTCATGAGTTACTAAACTTGTTGCTACTTTTAGAATTTCACTAATGTCAAAGTCTTCTAACTCATAAAAAGTCAATAATTCGTCATATTCTCTATCTTGAAGGAATTTTTTAACTTTTTTCATAATTTCAAGACTTTCGGCATCAAATTCCCCATTAACAATGTCACTTCTTCTTAGGTTTTTATATCCAAATACATTATAAGCTACAAATGAATATAAGATAGTCTTAAAATATAAAGAGCCTTGTTCATTGGAGAACATAACTATTTTCTCTCCTTGATAGATAAGCGGTAGAATAATATCAATGAAAGTTAAAGTTGATTTCCCTATACCTGAATAACCAGCTATAAAAGAAACTCCTCCACCTTTGCCCATTCCTGATGTTTTATTAGAAGTAAGAGGAAGTCCATAAATATATCTTGGCTCTTCTGAATCTCCCATCCCGATTTCTTTGTCTGTATATTCAAATATGACATTGTATGGAGTTCCTGCTTCGACTTTATCTTGCAAGTTTATTATTTCTTCATCACTAAACAGAAGACTTTCTCTTTTGTATTTTTTATTAATAGACTGAACTTCTCCTTTTGCAACTATTCCTTCGTAAAAAGCTCCAACTTCTGCACAAGTCCATGTAGAAAATAAATCTAAAGGAGAAATCATAGTTCCCTCTATTTCAATTTCTTCAACTAAATCAATGCCTTTTTCATCTAAATATAATAAATAATTATTTTTTGCTAAATTATCTATATATGCATCTATATTGTTTGGATTTGAGTTATCTATATATTCTTCTATTGCATCCCAACCACCATATTTTTCATATTTAATCTTAGATTCTTTGTTTCCTGAAATTAATTCCATGATGCTAAATTCATCTAATTCTTTATATTTTTTACTGATAGTTTTTGCTATGTTAAAAAAGAATTTAATTTCTTCAATTCTAAAATCTTTGTCGCTTATTTTATTGTAAGTTCCATAAAAATCTAAGTTGCTTAAGAAACCTCCTAAGACAAGAGATTCTATTTGTTTTCTATTCTTTGTTATTATCTTGAAGTTTTTCATTTATTTTATCCCTCAATGTTTTTCTTCTATTATTTTTTACCTTTGTTTGCTCTTTAAAGACTTCTACAGTTGGAGTATATTGCTGCTCCATATCTGCTCTAGTATTATCTTTGTGAATCCTAGCTATGTTGTTTTCTATTACTGCACTAAGATAACACAATTTTTGATAAGGTGTCTCTATGTCATACTTCATTTTACTTTCAAGATAAATATCATTAACCATTTCAACTAAACAACAATATATATCTGTTTTTGTGTAACCTTGATTTAAAATATCATTCATTTTCTTTGCTTTACTGCTATGTGCTATTTTGTCTTTTGCTAAGACATCAAGTGCAAACATGATAGTTTTCCATGTGTCTAAATCTATTCTATACTGTCTTGCCTCTTCTTTATTGCAAAAATACCAGTTTTGAGTTTTACTCCCTACAGAAACTTCTTGCTTAAAAGCCTCTGTATTTAAAATTTTTTTATTACAATATTTACATTTAACAGTTCTAGCCATAAAAAATAGGCGAACCCGAAAGCTCACCTATTCCTTTTCTATAGTCTATTACCTTTTGTCTTTGTTGGAGTAGCTTTAACTGGTGATTTTCCACTATTTGAATTTCCGTCATCGTCCTCTACTTTGAAAGAAATGCATAATAATGATTGCAAAGTATAACGTTTTAAATAAGTCATAGCAGAACCCCAAGCTTGTATATCTGCTGGGTTTTTTGGAGCAAAGGTAGTTGAATCATATTCTATAAATTCTCCATCCTCATGGAAAAGAATTGTTTTTACTGTAAGTGTTGGTTTCTTATCTAATCCCATTTTACCATTAATCGGAGCTTGTACGACTACTAAGCCATGTTTTGCTAGGATTGGTCTTGTCTCTTTTATTATCGTAGATAAATCTGCATAACTAGAATTGAAGAAAGGGTTTTCACTACTTTTTTCAACCTCTTTTAATTCCATTTGTGTAGCTACCAAAGCAGGAAGTAATTTTCCTTTGTTAAGATTGAATTTAACTCCCGATTCTTTTTGATAATCTTCTATTATAGAACTCAACATTTCATTTTCTTGTGATAAAACAGTCACTTTTTTAAGTGCTGTTTCTTTTTCTTTTTTAAGGTTTTCTAATTCTTCATTAACAACTGGTGTTTCTTTTACTTCTTCCATATTTTCTCCTTTCCTAGAATGGTATGTCATCGTCAGTTATTTCCATTTGTGATGATGTGTTTACTTCTTCTTCTTGTTTTTTAACCCATTTCTCTTTGGCTCTAGCTAATTCTTCTTCATAGGCTTTTTCTTGTATTTCAACAAGTTCTTTTGTAAAAGGATATTTTTCATCTGAACATATTTCTTTATCTAATACAGAAAATTCTCCATTTTCAAGAGTTTCTTGTACAGGTGGTTTCCCTCCTTTTATTTCTAAAAAGGATTCTGTTTTTCTAGTGTTACATTCACCAAATGCACCTGTTTCTTCTACCATATGAGAACTAAATTTTCCTTTAAAGAAAGCTACATCTCCAACTTTATACATTTTTTTGAATACTTCTATATTGTCATAAGTTCTAGCTTTAACTATACTCCAAGCAGCATTTGTTCTGTCTTTTTTAACCCATTTGTTTATAGCTAAAGTAACTAATAAATAAGGTTGTCCGTTTAGAGAATCTTCCATTTCTACAATTTCTTTTATAAGAGCATATGCTTTCCAGTTTTGAGTTTTATAGATATTGAATTTACTGTCTGATTTTCTATTACAGAATTGGCAGTCTATTCTATATCCTTGCACTAATTCGCCCTCTTTATTGTAGTAAACATTTCCTATTAAAGAACCTGTACATCTAACTAATTCTCCACCTTCTTCATTTTCTGCTCTAGTTTCTAGGTCATTCCCTAAAGTTTTCTTTCTCATATAATCTTGAGAAGGTGTTCCATCAAAGTTAAATTTTCTTGAATTAATATCAACAACTTTACTTTCGTCTTTTCCTGTTTCTACTTGAATTTGATATGATAACATTTCATTGTCAAATTCAACTCCATCTGCATCTTTAGATTTAATTGGAGTTATTCTTGGATTAAATAAATCAAGAACTTCCCCAGATATAACTACTTCATTAAATTTTATTTTAGCCAAATATATCAGCCCCCATCTAAATATTATTTATTGTCATTCAAGATTTTAGTGCCTGAGTTTTTAGCAACTTCTAAAGCAGTATTATTTATTTTTTCATAAGCTTTAT